CGGTCCCATTGTCGGATCGAGTGTGATAATGTCCCGAGAATACTTTTTTGAACTTATCAAAGGATCTACTGTCGTGACCATGGTCCATGACGATTTGACTGTTGACTTTGAATCCATTGAGTTCAAGATGTCCCATTGCGACTGAACACTTGGTCTTACTGATAATCTTATTGGTTTCTTTTTGGTTCTCTTCATTGATCCAAGGAATAAAGAGAGTTTTAAGACCGCCCAGTGACACCTCTGTAGGAGAAGAATAAACCTCAACATTATCATATTCTTTCAGTAGAAGGTCTACTGCATTAACTTCGTTCGTGTTCTTGTAATATGCGTCATGGTTACCAACCATAAGATGCATTTTGATACCTCTTTCTTTAAGAGGGTCGAACACAACTCTCTTGGACCACTTTAGTGCTTTGAATTCAATACCCTTACGACTATCAAATGCATCACCCATATGTACTACAGTATCGATACCTTCCTTTTCTAATGTAGGAAAGAAGATATCATTATAGAACTTTTCAAAGTAGTCGTGAAAGAGTTTCGAGTTTTTACGAGCACCATAATGTGTGTCGGTTATGATACCAATCTTCATTACTATTCCTTAACTTCCCAAGACCCACCAACACCACCTTCTAGATTGACCACAATATCTTGTGGTTCAACAGGAGTATATGGGTGTTGGGGTTTGTGTTCTCTATCCATAGGTAAAGATCCAGTCAAATCTCTACGAGATTGGTTTTTGATAACAATGAAACAATCTTTATTATACTTACGAGTACCGATAGGTGACTGCCACTTTCTATTGTACTCTTCACCAACATCAATACCTGAAACTTGAGTACCACCAAGTTCTACAGTAATCTCGTCATCTACAGACCAACCAAGTTTTTCTACATAACTAGCAACTAGTTCATTGATAGTTGGTTCTTCTAAGATACGTTCTTCTGGGTCAAGACTTCCATTCATAATCAACCACCTCTTAGTTTTTGATGTACTGCATCTTTGATGCTATTATAGTCAGAGTAATTGCCACTGTCAAGTTCATTAGAGTCGAATACTTCATCAAAGTCACTCTTCTCAAGAATTTTATTTTTAATTTCTAGTTGCTTCTTCTCTTGAGAAATTCTTCTCAGGAAGGCATAGTAGATAATCTGAGTGAAGTATGCAAAGGGATTCTTTGACTTCTCTGGATTAAAGTTATGAATATATCTTACACAGTTTTCAATACCATCACAGATCATATCATCCTTGAACATGTAGTTCACGAAGTTAGGTTTGTATGATAGATGGTTTGCAATCTTCAGGAAACATTCACCAATATACCTAGGAATAACTGGTTTGGGTTGGTCATTGAGTTTTGCTGTTGCAACCTGCGCAAAGTAATTCTCAAGAGCATTCAGAAATTCCTTATTGTTTACATAGTGTTCTGTACTTCTTGGTTTTGGCATAATAGCTTCAAGTCTTTAACCCGAATAATGTGTTGTACTTATTATAACATGACCTTATCAGTTCGACAAGTGTTGACAAGAATACAAATGCCACATAGACTAGGCTTGTCCCGGTTGATAGATAAGTTATAGGTTCTTAGAGATTATAAAGTTTCTCTAAAACTTCTTTTGCATCATGAACATTAGAGATGTAACCCATCTTTCTATCTAACTTCTGAAAGTTACCTTTAGTAGATTTTCTTATGTACTCTTGATAGTTCATAATCATTTCTAGATTTTCAGATTCAGACATCGTAAGAACATCATCTAGATTAATTACAAACAAATCTTCATGAGAAGTCTTTAACCATGGTTCAAATTTATACCCAGTAACAGAACCTCTGCTCTTTACAGGTTCTATCATAATAGGATTTGATACCAGCAACATAGTTCTGTCATCCTCATCAGATGCTGCTACCTTAGCAAATATTTCGTCGCCGCATTTAAGTTTTATGGTGGCGAAAAAGTCATCTTCTATCATATGCTCTCCTTGTTTAGTCTTTTATGTCAATAGTTAAAATATCGTAGTTGAACTGTTCAGAAACATAAATTTTGATACGTTCAATAAAATGATTCAGTGTATAGTTTTTTCTTGAATTAATTGTAAAGTCATCTGCAATATCATAAAGTTTGGCACTCACTTTATCTTTGCCTTTACGTAGGACTCTACCAATACTCTGCAAGTTCCGAATACGAGATTTTGATGGAGAGGCAAATATTACATTGTGTAGATTTTTAATATTAATACCGGTACTGAATGTTCCGTATGATGCAACAATGATAGCGTCTTTTTGTGATTCAGTAATGAGTCTGACTTGTTCCCTATCTTCTGCACCAACACCACCGTGAATAAAGAATACTCTTCTTCCTTCACTTACCTTAGTATTTATCATCTCATATAAAATTGCACCATGAGACTCAACACGACTGAATAACACGAGAGTATTACCTTTCATATCACAAGAAAGATTTGTAATAAATTTATTTCTCATCTCGTGAGAGATGAGATGCTGAATCTCATCCTCATAGGTATCAAACTTTTTGGGTCTATACTTTAATACGAGACATTGAATATCAAGTGTCGCAAGATGACCTTCATCAATCAGTTTTTTTGTTCCAGTAACTTTATATGACGGTCCAAACAGTCCCTCTAACACCCACTTATGGGTCTGTGTCCCGTCTAATGTTCCTGTGAATCCATATCTATACTTTGCATGATGTAACTTATCCATAATCCCTACAAGAGACTTAGACTTAAACAAGTGTGCTTCATCACCAATGATGACATCATAGTCCTCAAAGAACTTTCTATCCAATTGATAAACAGACTGCCAGGTGGTAATAGTTACTTCATTTGTATTGACCCTCTCACGCCCTGCGTAGATACGGTGACAGTGGTTCTCTGGATCCCAACCATAGTCCTTGAAATCTTTATACATCTGCTCTACAAGAGATGTAGTAGGAACAACCAATAGAATTTTATTACCTTTTGCTACATGGTATCTGACAATAGTGTAAATCATAAATGACTTACCAGATGCTGTAGGTGATATCAGCAACTTACGATTATATCTTAACGCATCATAAACTGCTTCTATCTGATAGTCTCTCGGTTCAAAATGAGTAATGGACTTCATATAGTCCTTGACACCACCTAACGACACAAAGTCATTAACTTCGAATGGTGGCCCGTAAAATTTATTATTCTCAAACTTATATGTGTAACCTGAAGTCTCACAAAATGCAATAATTTTATCTAGAAGACCTACATAGATCCTCTTCGTCTTCATATTATAAAGATGTATCTCACCGTTCCAATGCCTACTCCTATACTGTGGCATGAACTTTTTTGATTCCACTTCAAAGGTAAAGCGGTCTCTGAGTTCATACTCTACATGTGGTTCGGTTGTTATTTTTAGATATACTTCGTTTACCTTCTCAATTGTCAAATGAGACATGATGTAACTTTTCAGTTACTATTATTTATTACATATTGTCAAATCTATGTTCTAATATAATTCTATAAAAATTATCTCTCATCATGATAAGGTCTTCTTGTTCTTGAGCATCACCACCAGGCCATCTCTGAACTGCCTGAGATAAACCTGTGTGAATGAGACGAATACCTTCTATAGGTAATTCTATATGATAATAACCTTCCTCATCCATTAACCTGCCCCAGATGTGAACCTCATATAGTCAATTGAGTTTTTAATTTGATATGTTCTATTAGTTATCTGTTTTAAAATCTCTTCAATATACTTCAACATGACATCGTAATATTCTATCTTCAACGAAACTCCTGAGAGTTTCTCATCTGCGTCAAGATACTTTGACATAGTGTCTTTATCTCGGATCTTTTTGGGAAACGGATTTTCGATATAAACATCTGGATCTGCCTTACCTGCGTAGAATTCATATCTCTCATGACGAATGTTTTTCTTTTGTTGTTCTGCTTTCTTCCTCAACAACATGAGGTTATTATAAATGTCATAATATTTTGCATGCAAAACAGGAATGTTTATGGATTCTGTATGTAAGTTATCAATATCAATTTTAGAATCCTTTTCCCACATCTCTTGGATTCCGGTCAAGTCAATCATTTAACAACAATCAAATGGTTCTATCGTATAGTTAAGATACTTGAAAGTAACGTCAGCTGTCAAGTATTCCACATCAGTCAATGTTGAGTCAAAGTTAATGTCAGACAGACTAGTCGGAAACATGTCTAAGAATTTGACTACAAACAACGGTGTATTTATTGCACTGAGTATTGTTAGAGTCCCGTCTGAAGTTAAGTTAATTTCACTTCGCTCTTCCTTAGGTACATCCCAAGAGTTTTGAAATTTATAAATCTCGTCTAGACTATCTGGAAACCCAAGACCCCTCATCCAGTTTTGGATTTGCATATAGTTCTCAAGATTTTGATCGATCAAAAATCGGATTCTTAAATCATTAAAATCTAAGATATCACCAACTCTAGGTATCATCTTTAGATAACTGGGTTGATTTGGAGAACCGAGTGTAAATCCAGGAACATTAATTGCGTTACCAAAAAACCCAACTTTATCAGCTTTTGCTACTGAAAATCTAAATCCAGTGGCTTGTAAGAAGTTTCTATCGGTAACTTGTCCCGCGAATGAATTTGTCATTATTCGTTAATTACAACTCCAGAATATCTGTGATGTTCCTCATTAGCATCTCCTTCATTATTAAATTGTTTTCTTTCAGTGAACATTTCTGTCCACTGATCATTCCCTTTATAATAAACTTCTTTGTTACAAACGAGTTTCTTAATATGAGATGCCATGGGTTTAAGGCAGTGATGTATTATTTATCAGAGACCTGCATCGGTCAGACGCTGTTCTAGGGTTTCGATCTTTGCGTTTGCCTCTTGCAGGGCTTTTACAAGCACGGGAATAAAAGCGCCGGGACCAACTGTTTTGTATTTAGGATCCTCACCTTTAAAATCAGTAGTTGTCGGAGCAATCCCAACCGCTTCTGGAAATACTTGTTCAACTTCTTGTGCGATAAAACCTAATTGATCAACACCACTACCATAGTTTTGATCATTTTTCCAGTCAAAACGAACAGGACGCAGTTGATTGACTATGTTTAAACCATCTTCTGAAGTTCTAATATTTTCCTTTAATCTAGAATCAGAGGCTGCTTGTACTGATGTGTTAGTAGCAAAAATAGTACCATCACCAGCAACTTTAAATCGGAGAGTAGAACTTGATCCTCCAAGTGCAGTATGATTTGTTTCTACTCTAATCATGTTGTCACCGGCAGAGTTTCTTCCAGTTGCAATAAGCAAATGAGAAGGAGAACCACCGTTTGCTGATTGGACATTTAAAGCCCAAGAAGAACCAGAAACTGTTCTAAATTGATGTCCAACAGAGCTATCCCATGTACTAGTCGTGCCCACCAACAGCCTGCCCGCGCTGTCGAGGCGCATGCGCTCAGTAGCAGCACCAGTTGATGCTGATGTATAGAAAGTCATCATTGATGCACCATATGTCGCCGTTAATCGACACTCTCTATCGGTTTCGCCAAGCGTTACACGTAATCCACCATAATGGTTTGCAATTTGATTATTAAGATCAAATATATTTTTCCCACCTGTACGTTCGCTTTTGACCATTAACGGCATGGTAGGACTTGCCTCTCCGATACCAAAATTTCCCGAGCTGTCGAGGCGCATTTGCTCGGTGTCATTCGTGAAAAATGACATTGAATCGTCATTATGGTCATACATCAATCGACCTACGTTAAAGTCTGAGTCTCCAAAAAATAGTTGTGATGTACCTGTATCACTTGGTGCTTCTATTGTTAAAAATGTACCGTTACCTGTGGGTGATTTGATTACTAAACGTTCACGGTCGTCACTAAATCCTGCAACTCCAATTACAACTCTACCCGAGCTGTCGATTTGCATGCGCTCGGCAGATGCCGTATAGTCGAAAACCTTAAGTGCGCTTGCTCCGTTTTGGATACCGTAAATCTTAGAAGTATTAGTATCATTAAGAACTACACCAATGTTGCTAGTTGCACTAGTTCCTTGGATATTTAATAAGTTTGAATCCGTGACAGTAGTTCCACCAACTGTCATATTACCACCAGTTACCTGGAGACCACTCTGTGCAGTAATAATACCAACGGAATCAATATTACTTACATCTTCATAAGTGAGTGTACCTGCAATGGACACCTTGTCATTAGACCCACCAATAGTAATCAGATTACCACTACGGGGATTGATATTATTAGTGAGAATATTTGACATCGATCAAATTACTTTTTTACTATTTATCAATGCATAAAAAAAGACCCCCCGAAGGAGGTCTTGATAATCAATGAGGCTAGAGCCTACATCAAATTCTTAACAGCAACTCTTCTGTAGTAACGGTTGGAGTTGATGCGGAGTCTGCCAAGACCCTGAGTTGTACCTTCGGCAAAGGGGTTCGCTACGAGTCCGTAACGAGTCTTGAAGCCGATTTTGGGTTGGAAGGTGTTCTCTCCAACTGCACGAACCATCTGAAGAGGAACGTATGGGCAGTAGAACAAGCCAGCGTCATAAGGTGAAGAACCCTTATAACCAACGACGTAGTACTGATTACCACCAGCCGCGTTAGCAGAGGTCAGGTTAGCAGAATATGGGTCGATGTATACACGGAACTTACCGTTGATTGTACCAGCGAATGTGTTACCCGTGTCATCGACATTCAGGTTTGCATTCAGTGCTGGGGTGTAATCAAGGATACCAGCCA